TATCTATTTCTGCGGCATCCAGCGGGCCACCCTTGCCCGAGCCCCAGATATCAGTTGTGCGAAATGTCAAAGCGACCATGTGGTTTCCTCAAGTGTTGTCATTGCGGGGCTGCTCAAAATACTGACTGGTGACTGATCCATTCGATGGATCAATATCAAAGGCAGGTCTGATCAGCCGGTTTTGGGCCGATATTTGAATTTTCGGATCTGCGATGGTATGCGTGAATTCCAATGTTTCCTGCGTGCGCGCCTCGACCGGGCCGTTGTATTCAAAATGGTCCAGAGAACCGGCACTGTTTTTGATGATGGTCAAGTCGTCATAATACAGACCATCCTGCCATATTTTATCCAGCTCAATTGAAAAGCTGTAAGGCGCATTTAGGTCATGTTCCGGACCATAGATATTCGCCTCATAGGCAAGAGAAAAACCAAAGGGATTGTATTCTGAGGCAAAAAAAGAACTGTAAACGGCAGAGCCGACTGTCTGGCGCTGAAATCCGATCCCAACCACCAAAGCGAGATTTACCGCCCGCATGTATGCCAGCGCATCGCCACCACCGCCGGGTGCATAATAGCCAACGGAATAACCGGCTGCCAGGGCTGCATCAACATAGCTGCCGCCCAGTTTCGGCGCAGGATACGCCGATGCATACGGCTCTTCTGCAGAAGGCCTGAAACCAACTTCACCATAAAATCTCATCAAAATAATTTGCGGTGGCGTTGTCGGTACGGGATCTTCTTCGCCCCAACCCACGCCAACGATCCGCCGGAATGGGTTAAGTATTTTAACGCTCATGCGCTGCCACCCTGGCGGAATATCAGCCTGATCTTTTTGCCATCCGGCCCCTGAAATGTGATATCTTTGGCATCCTCAAAATCCACATACTGCGCGGGGTCACTGGGGTTTGTGACACGACTGACAGTGGTGGTGCGGGCTATTTCCTTATAGTCCAGAGTCGGCTGAACTTCCTCTTCTTCGTCATCTTCCTGATCTTCAATTGAATCCTCGAAATCTCGCAGGATGTCACCTGTTGGAATTGATCCCGGCGGAATAATGATTTTCGATATTAACTCACTTGTAATTACACCGCTGTCAGCCTCAAAAAAATCAGAAGCCGCGCCCCATTCGATAAACGCTTGGGGCAGTGCCCCCAGATCGCTAACAGGCGGCGCCGCGCCCGGTTCTGGTGGGTGCGTGTCCAGCGTCACAAACGGGCGAATAAGTTGTTCCAGATGCACCGCCATTATGCTGCACCCAAGTCAATCTGTTTCGGGATCACCAGAGCCGACACAGCCGGTGCAAAATCGGTCTGGAAATTCAGCCAGTTCAACGGGCGCATATCCAGTTGCACCTTTGTGGCGGCCGCATCCATGGCGCTGATCACAGCGGCGGCATCTTCATGCGGCTGATCAAGGATGGCGGCCTGAGATGTTTCTCCATTAACCACCACGCAGGACAAAACGCTTTGCGCCGCATCCAGCTGATCCAGCAGCATTCCATCATCAACAACCTCGACGCCGCCATAATATCCAAGCGCCACATCACCACTGGTCAACACGTCAGTCCCGCCGGTATTGCTTTGCCAGCCTTCCGCAGCATAATCTGCCACGACATAGCCCGGCACCGCCGCATCCGCGCTAACGCTGCCACCCGATCCAATCGCCGCCCCTATGCGGATTTCACCGGACATTTCGCCATTCTCGGAACTATAGCCGAAGCGATAGCCGGCGATTTTGCCGATTGCCGAACCACCAGGCAGGCGCGGATCACTCAGGCTGACAGCATGGCGACAGGTGGCCTGAATGGCGGTGGCAAAATCGACCTCACAGACCAATTCGACCATGCGCGCCTGGGCGCGCAATATCGCACGCGCCCGCAGCACAAGATTTTCCAAGGCCTGACGCCCGCGATCGGTCTGAAAAAAACTGCGTCGGTGCAGCGCGCCGATGGGAATGTCGCCGTCAATGCCTTCGGCGGCGGCGGTTGATCCTATTTCAAGCAAGATTTCATCCGGGCTGGCTGCATCGACCGCCGCTGGCTGTATGCCCGCACTCACCACTATTTCCACAGTCTCAGTGCGGCGGCGTGACAGGTCATATCCCAACCGAGTGACTGGGGATATGGTCCAGAGCGGCACATAAATCTGACTGTAAAGCGTCGTGCTGGCTACCTTGCCATTGCTGGTGATGTAGGTGCCATCCATCCGGCGCAGAAATGTGTCATGCACGCTCCATCCGCCGCCAATATCTTCACCGGGCTGCGGCCAGTCGCCCATCAACCCCCCACCTGTATAGCTGCTGATCACGTTTTTACGCGCCGTGCCCGCTACCACCGCCGCATCGGCAATGGTACGGGTGATGTCAACCACGCCTGCAGCTGTCTGATCCCATGCCATGACCGCACGAATGCGCACCGTGTGACGGGACGCCTGCACATAGCTGACGTGCAGGCTATCACGCATGAAATTACCGCCAAGGGCCAGCGGACCCGCCTCACCCTCAAGAATATCTGACGAACTCACTGCATGGCTGGTCCGGTCCACATGCCAGAACGCCGAGCGCGATTCCAGAACTGCATCGGGATCACCCCGCCGATCCGCAGCCAGCCACACCGGATCAAACCACGGCAGCACCCGCAGCGCCGCCGCCACGGCTTCCTTTTGTGCCTCATAATCAGCTGGACGCGCCACCAGCGTCAACCGCAGCAATTCGTCCTCCTGACCATCTGGCACGCCCACAACGCGGCCAAAAAACAGCGGATGCACCGTCGATGCCTCATCCTGCCATGACAGCCAGGCCCATTGCTTGCGACTTGAGACCAACAGGCCCACACGCGGGTTCTTAATCTCAATTGTCAGATGGGCAAAATCGCCCTCATCCTGCGCCACCTCAAAGGCAAACACATTCTCATCCGATCGCGCAAAGGCAGGCAGAAAACTTGTGTCGCCGGAATCCACCCAGGCAAGCAATATGCTCATGATTCCTCCAGCTGCATCTGCCAGCCAACCACAGCACCCCATTCATCCTTTCGCGTGTCAAACGCTATGATCCGCATGGTCAGCTGTGGCCGGTAAAAGGTAAAATCCCCTTCGGTATATGATGATCCTGCCACCACCGGCCGAGCCGCGGTGCCACCTGCGGTGCGATAGGACAATTCTGCCACGCAATCCACCGTCACTTCCTGACCAGGCCAGATACCATCCAGCGCTGGCACAGCCATATCATCACAGCTGATCTGACTGGCATATTTGCGAAACTCAGGCACAGACAAATCAACCAAAGTACCATTGACAGTGCGCCGCAATGATGCCGCCGCCGCAATAGGTTGCAGCGTCTGTGTCAGTCCGCGCGCAGAATAGGGCGTGATTTCAGCACCTGTGATGACCAGAACAGTGTCGCTCATCGGCTTTTTCCAAACCAGCTGGGCCGCCGCCCGGCACTAACCATGCCCTGCTGTGCGGCGAGGCGCTGCAACCGCACAGCGGCATCAGGCGTGGCGGTCAGCCCATCAACAGTCTGGCCCCCAAAGGTCAGGCTCAGCGGATGCCCCTCGGCCGGGGCAGATACGGGGCCACCCTCTGCCAGACGCAGTGGCGCGGGCATGATACCAGTCGTCATCGCTGCCAGGGCAATCTGTGGTGTAAATCGAAAATCCTGAAAACGCGCCAGACCACCGGTAGAAAACCGGGGAATTTCGGTGCGGGTTGCCGCCAGACCGCCGGTTGCAAAGCGTCGGGGTGCCAGCCCGCGCAGGGCCGCGAACAAGGTTTCACGCTTGATCTTTAGCCCGTTAAGCAGGTGCATGAAATCAACGCCATAATAGCGCACCGCTTTGGCTTGCTGCACAAATTCAGTATCTGACAGAAACGCTGGAATGGAATCGCTGGTGGGCGTACCCGCGCCACGCACATGGCCACCACCGGCAAAGCCCGTGACAATCGGCGCCTTTGATCCGCTAAGATTTTGCGCGCCACTGCTCGCGCTGGAAAACAGACCCGCAACAGCCTTCGCCGCTTTCTCGATAATCGAAGTAATGCTGTTCATCATCGTCGCAACGCTGGACACAACCCCATTAAACACGCCCAGGATCACATCGCCTACAAATTCAAAGCCCGCTATCAGCCCCTGCCAGGCCACATCCGCCGCCGCCAATATCCCGGTGAAAATGGTATCAAAACCCGACTGAAATATGCCCTCGGCTGTGGCATAGCTGTCCTCTGCAACCTGGCGAACATTCGCCCAGACTTGCGCGATCACTTCGCCCATCGCCAGCCAAGCACTACCCACAAACTCCGTCACGCCGGATGCCCGCTCACTTAGCCATTCAAAAAGACCCGCAGCCGACACACGCGCACCCACCCAGGCCTGCGCAAGCACATCACCGATATCCGCCGCCCATTGTGAAAGATACCCGGCCCCGGCAGAAAACAGGCTCTTTAGCCCATCCCACAAATATTCTGCGCCTACCACGATCTCATCCCAAAACGCATAGATCGCAACACCCGCGGCTGCCAGCGCACCGATCAACAAAAGCGGCCAGCCCAACAGCCCCGTAAGCGCTGAAAGCGCCAACGCCGCACCACTCTGCAACGCAGCAAATGTCGCCCCAAACAGCCCGGCCAGCGGAGCTAACAAACCAACACTGGACACCACCAAAGATATGGACGCTGACACCACACCCGCCGCTGCACTCAGCAATCCAAAGGCCCCGATGATCTTGGCCACCGTCGCGGCAATCAGGATTTCCGCGCCAGTGAAATCGGTGCCAAAAACACCGTTGATCGCATCGCCCACAAAATCCGCCGCTGATTGCACCGCCTGAAACGCCGGGACGATAATGCCCCGTACAGCAGATGTCAGTGTCTGTGTGAAACTCCGCACCGCATCACGCGCTTCCAGCATCCACAGGCTTTCCACAGCCGCATCATTGCCCGCCAGCAGGTTGACAAAATCCCGCAGGATGGGCAGCGCCGTCTGCAATCCGTGTTCTGCCAGATCCTCCATCGCTTGTCTGTTTTCAATGATGAAACGGGTCAGGCTCTGCGCCGCCGCCGTCACAGTCGGGGCAAACAGCAAACCAATTTGATCTGCCACCCCCTTGCGCGCCCGGCTCAGCGCATTTAGCGCATCATTCATACCTTCGGCAATCACCGCCTGTTCGCGTGTGAACACGATCCCCAGGCTTTCCGCTTGGGCCCCCAGATCCGCCATACCTTTCGACCCAGCATTCAGCAGCGGCACCATGCGCGCGCCACTGCGACCCATCAGATCAATCGCCAGCGCCGATTTGGCGGCACTGTCCGGCATCACAGCAAAACGATCAGCAATATCTGCCAGAATATCCTCAGTCGGGCGCAACTCACCCTTGGCGTTCTTGACGCTAACCCCCAGCGCATCAAACCGGGCGATGGATGTCTTGTTGCCCTTGTTGACCTCGCCTACTTCCCGATTCACCCGAGCCATGGCCGCGCGCAACTCATCCTGCGACACGCCTGATTGCTCAGCCGCAAAAGACAGCCGACCATAGGCGTCAACAGTGACCCCGAATTCCTGCGCTTGTTTCAGTGCAGTGTCGGCTGCCTCTGCGCCGCTTTTGGCCAGATTGAACAGCCCCGCAGCAGCCAGCCCGGCGGCCCCAGTGATCAGTCCGATGCGGGTGGCGACAGTGCCAGCAGCCCTGCCAAGATCGCCAAACGATTTATTCAACCGCCCGACATCACCACGCATGCGCCCAGCTGCTTTACCAACATCTGCCAGCTGAGTGCGCACACGCTGCATGGATTTACCAAACTCAGCCGCGGGCGAATTAGTCCGTTTGGTCGCTTCTTCAATCTGTTTGAACGCCTTTTCACCGGTCTGGCCAAGGTCTTTCAACGTCCCCTTGATTGCGTCACCACCCTCAAGAGCGATGCGCTGGGAAATGGTCTTCTTTGCCATTACACGTCCTTCAGATTTTTAAGATACAGCTCGGGCAAATTTGCGGCGGCTTTTTCCACCGCGCCCGTCACGTTGAATTTCTTGGGAATGCGGACCTTATCCAGCCCGATAAATAGCGGCACCGCCCGGATGATCCCCTGCCCGGCTGCCCCACGGCGCAGGGCGGGCAACGATGGCTTGAACGGCGCACCACGCTTCGCGGCGGCCTTGCTGACCGCCATATTGGCCGCCAGCAACGGGCGAGTTCCCTTTGTCGGCAAGGGAAATAGCGGGCCGATTTTTTGGGCAAACAGACCCGCCGTCATTTTTTTGCGCGCGATTTTCTTTGGTGTACCGGGCAGTGGCACAAACAGGCTGGGCCGCCCCCTTATCGTTTCACCCTCATCAAAAACGGCCGCATAAGGAATCTTATGCCAGATATGTGCAGCAGCATTGGCCGAATCCTTGCGCTTGGGATAGACATCTGCACGCAGGGTATTTTGCCAGCGCGCCGAAAATCCGGCGGCGGCAATCTCGGCGCGCCCGCCCTCCTTGGCCTGAGCCGCAGCAGCCCGCATCGCAGCACTGCCCGCCTTGGCAATCGGCTCATAGATGTCACGCGCGGCCTTATCAAACTGGCCGGTCGCGTATAAATATCCGATTTTTAGGCTCATTCCTGCCCCAACTGTTTAATCATCTTTTTGACGGCCTTGGGATCCCCGCGCGCTGCGGATGAGTGCAAGGCCAGAAGTTCGCCGCGCTCTCGCTTTTGACGCGCCCGAACAAACTTAATCCACCCCGCCAACATGCGCGGGGTATAGTCCCAGACATCGGCAGCGGGATGGCCAAGGGCAATCAGTTCTTCGACAGCAGCCGCTATGTCGTACCCGGCTCCGAACCGGATGCTGCGCCGCCGTCCACCAGAACGCCCATTCCCGCCAGCTTTTCGACCAAAGGGCCGACACCTTTTGGCATTGTCACTTTCATGACCGCCCCCAACAGATCCATCTGTTCATCAATTGACAGCCCTGCGGCGGCCACCTCGGCCGCCTCATCCCCTGCCGCACCAGTGCCCGCCGCCAATACAGCGGCGACAACATCACCACCCATAGCCACCAGGTCATCGGTGTCTATCTCCATGCCAGACATCATCTTGCGCAGGTCTGGAAACCGCTGCAACAAGGCGGCAATGCCATGGGCACCGATGCCCGTGACAGTGATGGCGGTGCCCCGGATCGGCACCGTTTCGGCCGCCGGGGCAATATCAATCAGACCGGCCATCAGGCTTGTGGCACTTCTACGATCGTGCCGAAGTCACCTGCCCCATCGGCCAGAACCTCGCCGGATATTTCCAACTGGCCCCATTCATCCGAGATGAAACTAACCGATCCTTCGGGCGCAAAGCTGACCTTGTTGAATGTCGCTGTCAGCTTGTTGCCCACTTCATTGGCACCCGTGTAGACCACCACACCCTCGACCGCATTGGTGGCCAAAATATCCACCACATCCTGCCCCGCGCTGTTTTGCGTCACCGTGCCCGCAACTGCCAGCGCCAGATTTTTGCCGGTGACTTCATCCATCACGATGCGCAGCGATCCGCCTTTTTCCACGATGATGGACTTGTCTTTTGACTTCACACCTGTGCGGCTGGAATAGTGATCCAGTTTTTCGATCGACGGCGAAAATTCCATCTGTTCACAGTTGCCCAGATCGCGGGCGGCGCTTTCACCGGTGGCTTGGAAGGTGATCACCCCCTTGCCGATGTAATAGTTGTCAGTTGATGGCGATGCAGGCATGGCCTTGCTCCTGTTGTTTAGAGTTCACTTAGAAAAAATGGATAGGTGAATGCGATGCTGGCACCCATTTCACCTTCCATGCTGCGCCCACGGGACAATCCCGTGGCGCAGCCCTCATACCTGATTGATCCGTTGTCACCGGTCAGGTTTTGAAGGTCGGTATCTTCCAGAATAGCCTTGATCACCGACGCTCGTATTGCGTTGATGGCAGGCCCAAGATTTTCAGGTGTTTCAGCCACCATAATATAAATTTCCGGCGTCATCGTCACCAGTTGCGGCCCCTTGCCCTGAGATGACAGCGCCGGGGCTGACACTTCATCGGCATCCAGAATGTCAATGGCCGGCCGCTTGTCATCCGACAGGCCGACCGAATTGCGCACCGCCGTAACAACGCCGGAAATGCCCGCCGCCACCACTGCCAGACGCGCCAGAATTTCTTCGCGCCGGTCCATCAGGCAGCCCCCTTCAACAGGATCAGCCAGACCTCGCCGTCACCAGCACCGCTTGGCGTTGGTTTTTCAAGATGCGCATCAATCACCCAACTCACACCGTTCAGCACCAGCGCTCCACCATCCAGCGTGCCGCGATCAATGCTCAGTTCAATAAGTTCTGCCGCGCGCACAGCAGCAACCGGACGCACGGACATGATCCCGATATTCAGATCACCAATTTCTGCGCCTCGGGTTTTGTCGATCGCCGTGATGGTGTTCGCCGACCCGCCGCTGGGTGTCAGCACAGCCTCAACCCCCAGCACCGCATAGACAGGATCAAACAGCGTGGTTGTGAATGCCACGCTCATGGCCGCGCCCAGACCACCAGATGAAACGAATTTCGCTCAGCCACATGCAGGCCGCCGAAATGTTTGCTCAGCTCGGCCAGCCACCAGTCGGCAGGCATCACCGTCAGGTGCAGAACTTCACCAATCAGCTGGCCACATACATCTGGGCGCAGGGCAATGCGGAAGTAGCAACCGCGCCGCACACGCGCGGCGATGCCCTTCAACACCGCATCCACCTTTGGTCCCGGCACATGTTCCATCACATCGCAGCAATAGCCCAGATCGGCCTTGCGCACTTTGCGGCCCATATCCCACAGACAAACCTCAGCCAGCGGCACATCGGTCTCCAATGCCTCGGGCACAAAATCAACTGCCAGAACATCCAGACCTTGCTGGGCAAACCACGCCGTGGCGCGCCCCGTGCCTGCGCCAAAATCCGTCAGGCTGTCTCCGGGCTCCATCTTGCACATCGCATAGGCCTTGTCGGCGTCCACCTCGCCCGGACTGAACCGGCGATATTCCGGACGCGCCCAGATGCGTTTGTATTTCTCCGCCTCACGCTGGCATAGCTTGTCCATGTAAAATATCCTCAATATCTGCCACCGGGAAACAACGCAGCGCACTGCCCGGCGTGGCATTCAGAACCCGGCACCCATCCTGTGCCAGCTCAAATGACATGCGTGTCAGCGATGGCATGAACTGGTCGCGGTACGGTTGTGGCAACGGGTTCGGCAATTTGTGGTTGTCATGCCAATGGCCGGGCCTCATATCAAAGCCCAGCAACACAATTTCAGATGCGCCGAGATGAAAGGCCAGGTTGATCGCGCTGGCCCCGGAACAGAACCCAGCCAGAACGCCCGGATCCCGCGATAGTGCCGCATCCGCATCATGCTTCAGCATATGCAGCTTGGGCACATCCGGCACCCGGCGGCGTGTCACCAGACGTGCACCCTTGAACAGATGCAGCTTGTCGCGGTTCCACCCAAACCAGCGCTCACAACCATCAGCAAAAAACAGAATGTCCGCCCATGGTGCCAGATCCAGCCCGGCATCATTTATGGCAATCACATGGCCCTGCCCTTGCAGGCGGCCCACGTCAAAAGCGGCAAGGCTGGCCCCACCGCCTAAAATAAACGCGCGCCGCCCGGCCCATTCGCCAGGCGGCACGCGCCAAATCATCAGCGCGCAGCGCCATCCAGCAGCACAGTGCCCGTGGCCGACGGGTTTGCCGCTGCCTCAGCAGCCACACCGCACAGCGTGTTGCTTGTGGACGTGGTGGTGAACACTTTGGCGGTGTTGTCCCAGTAAATTTTTGCCCCTTGGGTCCACGCCTGGGCGCTGGTTTTTGCGTGGACAAATACGCCACGGCGCACACCCACCACAGGGGCACCAGACAAAGCATCGCCTTGGGCGATTGCTACAATCGAGCCTACCAGCATACCGCCGCCGCTCGACACTTCATAAGGCGCCAAAAGGTCCAGCGCCTCGCCATCCTGAACATAGTTTTTCATTGTCTTCCTCCATGGGAAATTGGTTATATCGGCGGCGGCCGAAACCACCGCCGATCAGATCAGTTCAGCCGATCAGCTGCCCGCATTTTTGTAGAATGTGCGGTGATCCAGCGGCGCGGCCGTTGCATCAATGCGCACCTTCATCTCGACACCATCACTGGTCCAGCTTGTGCGTTCCTCCAGATAGGGCGCGTCATTGCCGTCCAGATAGGCCACCTCAATGGTGTCATGGGCGTTGGGATCTGCAGCCAGATACCAGGCCGTTGCGGAATCGTCATCCAGACGCGCATCCGAAATCGGCTCGACCATACCCGCGACCGGGTTGCGCGCATGACCTTTGCTGGCCTGCGGGTCAACCGTGGAATTCATCAGCTGGTCAAACTCGGTTTCCAGTGCAGCAGGAATAAGCGCATAAGCCGGGCGAATGTTCAGCGACGGCCCACCTGCTTTTTCCTTCTGGGTTTTCATGGCCGTGCGCGCCGCCGACAGCGACGTGATGCTGGGCACAGTTCCCGATGCTGCCAGGTTATTGTGATCCGCATGGAACAACGCCACACCATCCGCCAAATTCGGATTGCCGGTCAGAACTGCATAAGCAAGGTTGCCAACAGTCCGGCGTGCCGCGCGGCCCATTTTGCGCGGCACACTCCCCAGCAAAGACAAGTCATCATTGATGATTGCCTGGCGTGTGATCTTGATCAACTTGCCATAGGTGGCCAGCGTGATCCCTTCACCACGATCACCAACCGTGCCGTGCTTGTATTCGCCACCCTCGGGAACCGCAGGCAGAGCATCAAACAGACCAGCACCGACGCGCTTGTTTTCCTTGAAATCCGTCAGGGTGCCCTTGCGCGTCCAAAGGTGAAAGGTTTCCTCGGCCTCATCCCAACCGGCCAGTGCCGCCTTGCCCATCACGTTGGAAAGAATATTGGCAAAATCGGACGTGCCATGCGCACCGTTCATGGTGAAGGCCCGGCCGATCATTTCACGGCGGTCCTGAAAACCGGAACGCTCACCCGCCTGCATCAGACATTCGCGCGCCAACTCAGGCAGGCTCAGCGATGAAAACTCATTGCGCTCGCCCCCAGTCAGGTTGACCTTGGCCATCAGCGCCATTTGCGCCCCGGTGCGGAACTTGTCCGATCCGTCACGGGTTACACGCGCCACAGGTGTGGTGCGGGTGATGTCGCCAGGCTGCGGTGTTTCCTGTGCCGAAATCTGTTGTGCCCGGATCTGATCCAGCGCAGATTCAAGCGTGTCGCCCCGGTCAATGAACGTGTTAGCCATTTCCGGTTTGAATCCGGCCATTGCAACAGCATCCATGATCCGGCGCGCGCGGGTGCGTTCGGCAATCGTCGCATCAGGTGCCGCACTCTGCTGGGCAACGGGTTGCACCTCTGGCACGGGTTGTGCTTGGGGTTGGGCCGTGACCTGCGCTCCGCTCGGAGTGGCCACGGAATCAGCCGCTACGGGCTGCGACGGGGTATTGCCCGGCATGTCATTTTCCTTTTTCAGGCGGGGCTGGCCCGCAAACATGGCCAACACGGCCGTTTTACC